AAACTTAAGTTTTTATCTTAATTTTAATTAATAAATGTTATGTTATAACATAACAAGGCAATAAAATGGGCTTAAAAGCAACTACCTCTTGTCTTGGCTATCAACAAATAACCGATACCGGAACATCCGTCGGATTAACTGTTCCTAATGGAGCAAACTTTGCAATGATAGTAGGCGAAGCACAAGCGTTAAGATGGCGTGATGATGGCATTGACCCCACTACAACAGTCGGCATGCCTTTATCCGTTGGCGTAGACTTTAGTTATGACGGGGACTTGAACAGGATTCGGTTTATTGCCGTTACAGCCGGTGCAATTATTAACGTGAGCTACTACGCATGATTAGCTATGGTCCTAATTATTCCAGCGGGTACAGTGCAAGCTCTCCACTTATAACGACTACGTTTGCTAATAAGCCAGCGCCCGGTCCAGTAGGATCACAGGTATATATTAGTGATGTTGGAGAGTATGGGGCCATTTATACTAGTAATGGCACCTCATGGACTCACAGCGGAGAAATAGAGATTATACAAAAGGCTAAAGGGTGGATTGTCCCTTCTCTAGCCGCTGCGGATGCAGCTACTTATTCTCAATCAGGGACAATAATAACTGTTACATCTATCGGTCATAATATTCCTGCAGCAAATTATGATACTAAAGACGTATATTTAAATATGGGAACCGCCGCAACAGGCGCAACTATACCACCAGGATGGTTCTCTAATTTCCAGCGTACAGGAGTAGATACATTTACCTGTGTGTCCACTGTATCACAAACAGGAACAGGTGCTGTTAATACTAATATAGGATTAATAAATACCCCTGATTTGACATCAATAATAAAAGGCAATGTTCTTGGATTAAATGGGAATATTAAGTATTCAATATTAGGATCTAATAACAATAGTGTTAGTAATAAATATATACAATTTATTTATGGACCGTATATATTATATCCTCTGCAAAATACTACAGTTACCTATTCATCAATTACTGACGAAAGGATTTCAAATAGAAATAGCAACACAAGTAAAGTTACTACTATTTTAGGATTAATATTTGTATTCGATGTTGATTCAACTATAGATCAAACATGCTCGTTTTCTTTACAATGCACATCTGCCAATGATTATGTTGCTATACATTCAGCATCTTTATATATAAACAAAAGTTAAAAGGAACTTGTCAATATGAGTACATTTAATCCTGGAACCTATCAATCAGGCGATGGAAATTTAAACGAACCTATTATTGTTGGCAGATTAGGTCAGCCATTAAAATTAGGGGGCGGGGCAGGATTTACTAGCCACGGCAGCGGCCCGATTGCAGATAGCCCGAACGCGGCATCATTTGGGGTGGGTACATGGCAGGATGGTTCTAAAACCTATGTTAGTGATGGTGTTAAATTCTTAACTAGCAATACATCTTATTTAGAATATGCATCTTTATCGGCGGCTAATGAAAACCGTTTAGGTAAAATTAGAAAAAGATTTGAAGAGGCATGGGCAGGCACTACAACTAATTATATTATAACGGGTGATTCAACAAGAAACGAAAAAACAATATCACCTTTCTGGGCAATAATACCTGAATATTACAGGTACCAATTTTCAAAAATACATCCGACAGCATTAACTGTTTTTACCAATGCATGTTCAGGCCTAACGGCAACGCACTGGCTGGATAATACAGGAACTGCTCAGAACACAGGCATACATTTAAATCAGGCATTAGCTCAGATTCCGAATACAGGTTTAAATACAATTTTAGAGTTTTCTTTGGGAATAAATGACTGGACACTATCACAGGATTATTTTACTAATAAAACGCTTATACTCGCATGTATTAATGCATTACTTACAGCAAAACCTGATCTTGCTATTTTGTTAGTATCACCAGTGCGCACAATTGAATTTAATGGACGACCCTATTATCTAGAGGCTTTATATAAAGAAATTGCATGTGAATTGGGGTTGCCATTTGTTAGCGGCTATAGATTGATGGACGATGTTTTTGATTCAACTCCTGGGCCATATAATACCGACGCAATCCATCCAAACGAATTTGGCCGATATAGGGTAGCTGACGGAATATTAAGTGCTATTCTTCCACCTTCATTAATGAATACTGTTACTCTCGAAGATAGATTAATTAGTACTGGTAATTTAGCAGGGGCAATTCTTATTGATAAAATTTGGAATACCGGCACAGGAATACAATCTACTGCGGCAGGATGGAGAAGCTTACCAGAAATTACAGTGTATGGAGCTACTAAATTAAGGATTACTCATCGGGGGAATCAGATCGGAATGGCATGTATGGCAGCCGGAGGAGTATTTATAGCAAATGCAACATTAAATCAACCCGGATTATTGCCTAGTTATGAGGTAGTTATGCCATACAATACGCATACAGTACGAATAAATATCAGTGATGAAGGAATAGCATATGACCAAAGAAGTGATAATCCATCAGTATTCCAGAAATATATGCCGCTATCATTAATTGATAATTATTTAAATATAAATAATGCAATTGTGTAATTAACAATAATATAATATTAAAAGAATAGGCAAAAATATAATATTATTTGTAAAATATGTGGTATATCGTAATCTAATATATAGTCAATAATTTGAAAACTAATCTATTTATTTGATAGAACGAAATATTTTAAATAATTAATATAATGTTATAACATAACAAATTAAACGGACTGTGACGAACACAGGAACCTTAATAGGTTAATTAAATGTCAGAAGAATTAGAAGTATTAGCGGAAACATTAGAAACCGCGCAAGAACTTGAATCTACTGTTGATAATCAAGTTACTGAAGAACAAGAACAGGAAGGGCAGAAAACTTATACACAAGAAGAATTTGATAAGTTAGCCGCAAAACAAAGGCATTCTTACGAAGCCAAACTTGCAAGAGAACAAAGAAAGTGGGAACGCGAACAGTCCGCAAAGACTGAACGAGTACCAGTTGAAGCTGTTGATGTATCTCAGTACGAAAGTACTGAGGAATATGCTGTTGCATTAGCCGAAAAGCTATTGGAACAGCGAGAAAAACAGAAGCAATACTCAGAAGTTTTAGAAAGTTATATTGACCGAGAGGAAGAAGCCAGAAGCAAATACGATGATTATCAACAAGTCGTTTATAACGATAGATTGATGATATCTGATGCAATGGCAGAAGCAATACGATCAGCAGATAACGGCCCTGATATAGCTTATCATTTAGGATCTAATCCTAAAGAAGCTGAACGCATAGCACGTCTTTCACCACTCTTGCAAGCAAAAGAAATTGGTCGTATCGAAGCTAAATTAAGCGACGAGCCACCAGCAACAAAACAAACGACACGCGCCCCAGCGCCTATAAGTCCCGTTGGTTCTGCTAGAACTACTAATGCATCCTATGATACTACTGATCCTCGTTCTATTAAGACGACGACAACTAGTCAATGGATTGAATTAGAAAGACAGCGGCAAGTTAGGAATTGGGAAGCTAAAAATCGACGATAATATTTAAGGAAAAATCATGAGTAATTCGCTGTTAACGATAGATATGATTACAAGGAAATCCCTTGAGATCTTAGAAAATAACTTAGTTCTAACCAGAAACTGCAACCGTCAATATGACGACAGCTTTGCCGTAGAAGGTGCAAAGATTGGTTCAACATTAAGAATCCGTTTGCCTGATCGCGCACTCGTTACAGATGGCGCGGCTTTACAGGTTCAGGATGACCAAGAGCAATACACCACATTGCCTGTCACAAACCAAAAGCATATCGGCATTAATTTTACAACTGCCGAGCTTACCATGCAGTTGGATGACTTCGCAGAACGTGTACTTAAACCTCGTATTTCACAACTTGCTGCGTCTGTAGATGCTGATGTGGCGCAAACTGTTTATAAGCAGGTTTATTCATCAGTTGGAACACCTGGCACAACTCCAGGCACTTCTTTGGTATTACTACAAGGTCAACAAAAGCTAAACGAATATGCAGTCGATATGCATCCTCGTTACGCGACTGTGAACCCTGCTGCAAATGCTCAATTAGTTGAAGGGATGAAAGGTTTCTTTAATCCAAACCCAACCATTAGCGCGCAATTTAAGAATGGCATGATGGGCGAAGGTGTACTGGGTTATGATGAGATTAATATGTCTCAATCAATCCCTGTTCATACAACTGGCGCATGGGGTACTGCAATTACTTCAACGAACACTATCGCTGTTCAGGGGACTACTTCACTACCTATCAGCTTTACTGGTGCAGCTCAAACATGGAAAGCGGGCGATGTATTTAACATTGCAAACGTGTACAGTGTTAATCCACAAACACGTCAGTCAACCGGAAGTTTGCAAGATTTTGTTGTGACCGCTGATGTACCATCATCAAGTGCAACAGCAACTTTGAGCATCCAGCCGCCTATCTATACTGCCGCTCATGCTTTGGCTACTGTTGATACATTTCCACAAGCTGGTGCTGTTATTACCATGAAAGGCGCTGCTTCAAGTCAATACAACCAAAACTTGATTTATCACAAAAATGCGTTCACTTTTGCGACCGCTGACTTGTTATTGCCTCAAGGTGTTGATATGGCTTCTCGCCAAACTCATAACGGTATCAGCTTGCGTATTGTTCGCCAATATGACATCAATAACGACCGTATGCCTTGCCGTATTGATGTATTGTATGGTGCTGCTGCTATCCGTCCGCCTATGGCTGTTCGGATGTGGGGTTAGGGCTTAACTTTTAATTTAGGGGAATAAATATGGCACTTCCAAAC